GGTTTGGGCATCGGTAAGCAGCGCTGCACGATGGTTGCGGCTATGGTCATATCTTGCTGCAATAAGATGTTACATTCGGCTAAGGTGTAGCGTTTGTCTGCGATCACGTCCGGGCCAGTATGGCCATAACACACGGTCAAAATGCCTACAGGATCACGGTATGGCACAAAATGCTGGCCTTCCCATTTAATGATCACGGCCATGGCTAAAGCGGCAGCACTGAATCCGGCCACGCTGAACCAGCGCGATTTACTCATCACATACCGCCTTTCGCGTGCGTTCCAAATTTAACAAACGTTGCTGTACCTCCAAGGCGTGTAGCTCTTCTTTGCGTTGGTTATCTTCATTGCGCCATTGTGTTTGTTGTTGTTTTTCCTCATGTTTATCCCGCCGTTCCGTGCGCCAGCGCAGCAGGCTAAAAATGAGTTGAATCAGTAATCCGCCCATACCGGCAAGGGCACCACACATAGCGGCTAAATCATTGGCCGTTAGCCCGCCGAATACCGCCGTAGCCCCGCCGCTAATGGCCACTTTTTGGCCGAAACTCGCAATAGTGGCTTGGGTGAGATATGTTTTCATTGGATCATTCCTTTTATTTAGCGTCGCGCTAAGAGACGGGCCAATCCGGCAATGGCTTGCACCACGTGGTTGTGGCCGCTGACCGAGGCGGCTAGCAATTTCATTTCTGTTTCTTTGGCTGTTTTCCACTGTTCAAACGCCTTGGATTGGAAAAAATCCTGTGCCACGCTGATCGGCAACGCCAGCGCCTGATCCAAAGGCGTGTGGGCATACAGGCATAAGTTATGCGCCAGTTGCTGCAACTGTTGAACAAAGCGCCTGCGCCACGGGGCCGAGGGCAGCAGATACTGGAAATCGCGCCGCGGGCAAATCGCCACGCGCCTCCTGTGGCAAAAATACAAGGCCCTGATCATCACAGTGCAGCCGAAATAAATGCGCTAATTGCATACAACTGCGCTCAAAAGCGGCTAATAGCGCGCTAAAGTCACTTTCAGGAAACGCACACAACACACGCATACGTTCGCCTAACCAGCGGTCGTAAGCATCGCTATTATTGAGCGCATCGGGGGCTGTTTCCCCGCTGCGCTGTAATTGCGCGGCCATAGACCCAACCAACCAATGCGCCCGGCCTGCTAGGTGTTCACATTCGCCCACCAACCGTTCAATACTTTCTGCCATTGCGCCGTTAAGTTGCAGCAATTGCCAGTGATCTCCGGCTAATACACCCATATCTACACTATCCACTGCGCGGGGTTTTCCGGCATCTAGATAATCGGTTAAATGGCCCGCCCCAACAGCAAAATTAGCGCTGTGTTCATCGCTAATGGCCAAGTAATGGCATAGGGCAAACGTGCGTTCGGCCACGGTCCACAGCAGCGGATCGCTGGCCGGATCGATACTAGCGAAACGCAAAAAAGCCGTCGTTTGCGCCTGATCGCGTTCCAGTGGTATCGCTGCTAATTGCAAACACTGGCCGATGCTGAGTTCGCGTAATTGCACGGCCCATGCGCCGCTACGTAACAGAGGAAAATGCTTCATGGCACCAGTGTGAAAGCCGGTTTACCGCATATTGAGCCGGTTTTTCCTTAATACAAAAAGAAAATGGAAACTAGCCCCAGGTGATCGCATTAGGGTGACGTAGGCTTGAGCCGTTATTAACGAATCAAAGGCGTGCCTGATGGCGATTTCCAACGCAAACTATTTAAAAAATTTCTACGACACCTCCAGAGCACTAGGCGCAAAAGTCATTTCCAGCGATTTTAGTTTTGAAATAGAAGACTTTGAAGATCGCTATTTATTATGTAAACAGGCACCATGGCCTGAACTTTCCAGCGCCGGAGAAATTGAAATTGCCGGGGCTTTAGGCACAAATTATTGGCAGCCACAACAAATTAAAATTGCCCAACAAGGCCCGATTGCGATGATTGAAACCGTAGCCGGACATGTAGATCAATTAATGCTGGCCTTAATTGCTCGCAAAGGATTATTTAATGCCAAAATCTACGAAGGCACACCCCAAAAATATCTACGTTACAAACGTATTGTTGATTGTTTTATTCAAGCTGATACCCCCGATAGAGATTGGGAAAACCGTAGCCAACCTTTGGTGATTAGCGGCACCTTGTTTTATCATTATTTTGGTGAAATGATACAAGGTAATAGCGCTGATTATGATTAACGCTCATGTCATATGGCAATAAAACATTAAGCCAAATCATTAACACGTTTATCACTCACCAGCGGCCAGCAGGGATTATCTTGCCTGTTGAAACCATTTTAGCCCAAGCGCTGGAGGCAACCCGTTATTATGCTGGTTTTTACCAAATTTCAACAGAAAATATTAATGAGCATACCTTAATCAATAATAGTCATTGGGCATTAATCAGCCCCCTATTTTTACTTTATATCGAACGAGAAAGCGCTTTGCAATTAGAGGCCGCACGGGGTGGATTTGGCGTAGAACCCTTTGGCCGTTCCAGCAGCGAAATTGCTACTGATATTCGTCAATATGAAATGGAATTACCACGATTGGCCTTTTCCAAACCGATTATTAATGTATAAATAATCATAATGAAAATCACCTTAGCGAATGGAAAAATACTGCGTGGAGATTTACTGATTAGTGCAATATTACGCAGAGATTTAGCGCCGCTTCCTGTTACTTTGGAAGCCGATATTGCCAGTGATGAGAGTATAGAAGCACACCTTATTCCCGGCCAGAACATTCAATGTGGAATGGATGCGCTGCATATTATTTATTGCAAACGCTTAACCCTCCCGCAAAGCCAAGGCACACATCAACGCGTTGTTTTGCGTATTACTGCATTATTGGCGCAATGTCATTCCTTAGCTTTTATACGTAAACGGGCGATCATTAAAGAAAATATTTTATTGAGTACGATTTATAGGGCCTGTGGCGCACAGTTAAAATCCATACACGGTGATATGGCTGTGCCGCGATTTAGTTGTTTGGTTGGACAAGTGCCGACCTTTGCTTTAGCACGGGTATTACAAGAAAGTGGATTATGTGCTTTTTGGCAAGAAGGCCATTTACATTTTCAACGTCTGCCTGATTTATTGAATAAAGAACCGGTACTCACTTTGCCCGATACGACGGGTCAAGACCTTCAGTCCGGTTTTCTGAAACATCACAGTAGCGCACACTATTTCTCGCTAGATCAACAGGGGAAAATGATTGATAATGCATTGCTACATTCACGTCCGCGCCATTTTTTACCTTGCGCTGATTCACAGGTATTACGCAATTTAAGTCATCGGCTAATTCAAGATAAAACCCTCTCTGTGCCCTTAGATTTACGCTTATATGCTGGACAAATCATCGCTTTTTCTGGTGGAAAACTACGGGTTATTGTTACCGTAGTCCATTATTTAATAACAAATACCGATAGTGGAAGTGGCAGAGAAAGTTATAGCAAACTGTGGTTGGCCTCTTTATCATGAATCAGCATTATGGCTTATTACCGGGTCGCTATCCAGCCATTATTGATAGCGTAGATCAAAATAAACGCTTATGCCGTATTAAAATTCCGGGACTCACAGAAGGGGCTGATCATTTGCCATTAGCAGAAATGGAATATCCCATTGGGGAAAAATCCAGACATAAAGATTACGCCACAGAAATTGAAATTTTACCCGGAGATTTGGTATGGATTGCCTTTATCGGTGGTGACGCACGTTACCCGATTATCACTGGATTCCGTAATCCACAATCGGGTAATGATATTAACTGGCGACGCTGGCATCATACTAATATTCAATTAATGGCCGATAGCCAATTGCAGTTACAATCAGGTAATGAATTAGTGATTAGTGCATCGAAAGTAACGATTAAAGCCAATTCACAGGTGATTATTGATTGTGCTAATACGACGCTTAGCGGTAATTTAAATATTCAAGGAAATTTATCCGTTTCCGGTGCCAATCTCACTCACGGCGGTACACATGTCGGTAAAAGCCATAAACATGGCGGCGTACAAGGCGGGCCGGGTATGACCACGCCACCTATGTAATAAATATTAAACTGCATTTAATTTCATAATATCGTTTTTGGCTGCGACAATAAGGGTTCTTATTTGCGCAATAAGTTGTTTAATTTCATCGCGTTTTGCTTTTAGCAGCTCGATTTGTTCGGGTATTGCTGTTTTAATGCTAGCCGGTAGTTTTACACTCAATCTTGCCAGTCGTTTTTGGAAAGCACTGCGATTGCCTTCCAGTTTATTCACTAATTCAGTAATCGCTTTTTCGTGGTCATCTTGATAACGAATCGGAATCACTGATTTATTAAATAGCACTTGAAAAATATCACCACTGCGTTTAATGCGCAAGGTAATTTGTTGAGAGTCGGCAAAACTTAAATGCAGTTGCCGATAACTGATATTGCTGGTACGTTTTATCGCTGTATCAACGCTCGCTTGTATGACTTGTGCGCCTGCACGGCTAAATAAACGAGTCACTTCTTTAATGGCTTTTTCGCCACCATTAGACAACTCATCAAAAGAAAATAGAAAGTGGCTCATAATATAATAACCATTAGATTCAATAGGTTTAACGAATAAATCAAGGTGCTTGAACCGTGGACAAGGCTAATACCCGCGTACCCTCTTCCATTTCTTCGTCAAATAATTCCCATTGCTCGTCTTCGTTATCTAACATAAATAAATGAGTACCGATAAATTGAGTTTGCAGATAATCTTCTCTAAACAATTCTCCCATCAGTAAAGTCGCTTCATCATGCTTGCCGCAATAAATTTGGCGAATAACTGTATTATCTTCGTTTTCACCCACGGCATAACCGTATTGACGTAAAATAGGTTTAATCGCCCACCAATAGGGGCCATAATCTTTATAACGCAATGGATTATAAGATAAACGCCATGCAATCACCTGTGCCATAAAGGCTCCCCAATCTTTGCGCCCAGTATTTTTCAGCACATTGGCGCGTTTTACTTTGAGTAATGCCTCAATTTCATCATTGCTGTAGCGGTAATTAATGTCATTCATTGTCTTAAAAGGTCATTATGAAATTAAATGCAGTTCATTGGCTGCATGGGGATAACTATTTAGTAATGCTTGCCATGCCTTAAAACTCATGTTCCACGCTGTTTTTCTGCTATTCCATTTAGCTTTACCGCCATGCAAATTGGCATAACGCTTAATTAAGATCATCCATTCTTTGGTGTTACCCGACACCCAAACCCTATCATTATCAGCATAATTGCTTAGAGTAGAAATAGGTTTCTCTTCAATTATCTGCTGTATCCAATGCGGGAATAGATCCTCATCGGCATTCAATGATTGCCAATTCAGCCATTGACTCGTTTTTTGCCTTAACCATTGTTGTGCCGCTTGATTGAGTTCCTCCGCTGAACTATTTTTCTCTTTAATATCAGAAATATAGGATTTAAATTCATCTTGATAGCTGTCTTGCGGCACGGCTACATTTAATGTGTTTCTTACGATATGACTATACCAGCGCTGATTGTATGCCTTAAGCGTAGCCTGATCTAACCATTGTTTCTGTGCTAAAGCATATTCAATCAATGCAGAAAAACGCGCGTTTTCATCTTTATCTGAACTTATTTCCGTGTCTATAGGAACCGTAAATTTATTCCAATCTCTACCTATTACAATGGCTGATTGCGCATCGTAAATCTCCTTCAATAATCGACTTTCTTTAGCCATTTCTGACGTAATCACATAGGGAAAATAAGGAGAGGGCAAGGTATGTTCTTCTATGGAATAACTGGCCGTTTTCGCTAACGTGCTGCGCTGGGACACTTCTGGAACTATTTGACTAAATTCCTCAAAATTAGCCTCTCTGCCCTGTTCAATGCGCTCTTGATTAATCGTATCTTCTAATGCGGCGGCTTCATTAACACACGCTTCCCAACCTTCTGTGCCGGGGTAAATCAACTCTAAATGATTTAATTTAATCGATGCGCTTGACGTATCTGGATTACGTGCATGATAAACGGGCTGACCCACATTATGACGGAGAGAGGAAAGTGTGCCATCAAATACTACCAATGCATTATCTTGCCGGGCAAAGGTACCGGCGACTATTGGTTGATTATTGTAAATAATGCCTTGACCGCTGGCGATTTTTTCGGCTAAATTTTCCGGTAATGCACCCTCAAACTGCGCATGGCGCACAAACTCTTTTTGTGCTGATTCCAACAAGTTACGCGCCATATCCATTTCAGATTGCCATTCATTTTCCAATATAGAACCCGTTACTATTTCAGATATATAATGATAACGGTTATGTTTAATCATGGATTCAAAATTCTCTTTCTTGTTACGACCATAGCTATTGAAAGCCTGCTGCATGGCCTTCATTAAACCATCCCATCGTTTACCTTTAATAAAATCCGAATAACCACCGTTGTTTTCATAAATAATCAGGCTAGAGTCCACTTCATCGACAATACGATTAAGTTTTTGACGCTCTTGTTCCAAGGCATTATTGAGACGAATGGCTAAGGTTTCCTTGCCTTTAAGCGTCTCCAGCCGACTTTGCAATCGATTAACTTCTTGCCAAATATCCCATGCTTGTAGCGCACGTTGATGTATAAAATGATTTACCTCTTTATAATCATTAATAAATTTTCGTTGTTTGGCAATCGTATCTAATTGGGTTAATTGCGCTTTGCAATTACGCTCAATGCGTTCACGTTTTTCTTGCGCCGCTATACTATTTTCTATTTGTGCCATCGCCGCGGCATCACCCACCGTTTCAATAAGCGCCTCTTGCTGTTGGCGAGTTAACCCACCGCTAATGGCTAGATTATTCTCTTCTTTTCCGCTAATTAATTGGCTAATCCAGTCGGCTTTTTTATTCACCATATTGCGTTTAGACACATCAAATGTGCCTTCAGCGTCATAATAATACACACTCACTCGCGCAGTGCGATTGCCTTGACGAACAGCGCGGCCATTGCGTTGGGTGAGGCTATCTGGTGTCCAGCCAATGGTTAAGTGGTGAAT